AGCGCACTGATGTCACCAAGCCATTGCGTGAGCAGGCTTTTGCTGGTGTGACGGTTGACCCTGTGACATTTCAGACCGGCATCAAGTTGGTGGTGAATCAGGCCATCGACAATGTGATGAAGAGTCCTGTCGGTGTGCGTCAGGATGTTGAAACCGCCATGAAGTTTGCAACCGATCGAGTGGCTCGCGCAAAGTCTCCGATGGAGCTGTACGAAATCCGCAAGGACTTGGCGGCTGCCGCGCAAGGAAAGTACAACCAAGAGAATCCAAGCCTGCGCTTGGCCAGCGGCCAACTCAAGCAAGTCATTGCAGCGGTTGATGATGTGATTGACGCGGCAGCGCCTGGCTTCAAAGACTACATGAGCAAGTATTCCAAGATGTCCGGCCCGATTGATCAGATGAAGATGCTGCAAGAGATTGAGCGCAGAGTCACCACCGGCCAGCCAAACCTGATGACGGGTGAGCCTGTCTTGGCCGCTGGTAGTTTGCGCCGTCAACTGGCAAACAAGGCAGAGGAACTTGATCTCAAGCTGTCTATCCCAGCGCAGACGCGCTTAGACAACATCATTGACGAGATCAACCGTGGCATGGCTGCGACTGCGCCAGGCGTTAAGCCGCCAGGCTCTGACACATTCAAGAACATGAGCATGGGCAACCTGATCGGGCGAGTGTTCAGCGAGTCCATGGCCACCAACACCACACTGCGAACAATGACTCGGCCTTTGGATTTCCTGTACAAGCTGCCTGATGAGCAGATTCAGCAGTTGCTGGTGCAGGCAATGCTTGACCCGAAGATGGCCGCCATGATGATGGCAAAGGCAAACATCACCAAAGTCGAGCCGCTGGCAAAGTCACTGCGCGAGAAAGCAATTCAACTCGGATATGGCACTACCATTGGTGCAACGCAAGGACAATAAATCATGGCAAAAGAAACTGGATTACTTGGCGATATTTTGGGTTATCTGCAAGACCCAAACAGGACGCAGGCTTTGCAAGGCATTGGCGGCTTATTGCAATCTGGCGTGTCGAGTATGGAGCAATCCAGAGACAAATTTAGAGAATTAAATGCTCGCGCATTTGCAGATAAAAAGAATCCCATCAAGGTCACTGATCAGGCGGCTTTCGATGAACTTGTCAACATGACAATGTCTGGTCCAATGTCGTTTGCGCCTGCTGGCATCACTAAGAAGATTGCTACCGTGATGAATCCATCACGCATTGCTTTCCCTGATATTTATAAAAACCCAAAAGAGTTGGTTCAGGAGGCTGCAAGTCGCGTTGCGCCAGAGAATCCACTGCTCAAGCAATTGTTCAATGTTTCAAGACAGGACTTATTTGACATCTCTCAGCAAGGCACTCGCGCTGGCAATATCACTGATGTACCGTTTAGAACTGCCGCCAATCCTAAAGGTGCAAAGCACGCGCCACAGGTTATGAATCCGCGCAATGTGCAGCGTTTGCAAGACATTGTGGCCGAGGCAAAGCAGCAGCCAGAACTGTACAAAGGCATGGCATCTTGGTACACCATGGACCCGCTATATCAGCGATTTGTTGATATATATGGCGCTGACAAAGCTATTGGCGAGTACAACAAATTCAATGCACTGACAGGGATGTCAAGTCCTGGCAGCGAGGTGCTCACCGAATTAAACCGTGGTACTGCCGCCAACATGATGGACACCATGGGAAGATTTGAAGACTTCCGAACCTTTGGCGGTATCTCTGAAAAGAAACGAGGAAAGAATTTCCCACCAGAATTGGCTGGCGTTATCGGCCACCCATATCACAGCACCGCGCAGGCCGGTCCAATGGGCAAGTATTTAGCCGGTGGATTGCTGGACATGGACTCGGCCAAAGTGCCAAGCTATATCCATGCGTCTGGTGTGCCAGAGACAGGTTTTCAAACGCAATGGCCGGTTGGGGACGCACACTGGTCACGCTTGGTAGGTTTGCCTGATGTGCGTGGTGCGACAACTTCTAAGGGTGTTCCAACGATTCCAAAGGCCAGCGCGTCAGTGCCTGAGATGGTTGCGCTTGGACCGTGGTTCAATCAGAAAGTGGCGCAACCTATGGAACTTGAGGCAGTGCCTGCACAAGCTGTTATTTGGGGCGCTGGATCAGGCGCAACCGGAGTGACTTCACCTATTGGTGCGCCAAAGCTAGAGTTGCTGGCGCAACAAATTGGTGAGACAGCAACCAGATTGGGTATCTCTCCAGAAAGCGCCAGAGACTTAATTATCAGAGGACAGGCTTATGCCGGTGGCATTACCAAAGGCGGCATCCTGAAAAAAGAAGATTATTGATCTTCATCAAGCCAATCAATAATTTGATTTATGGCCTCCTGCGCTGACGGTGTTTCACCGGATGCGACTTGTACTTCATTTGCCTCATCAAGCATTTCAATCAAAAATGCTTTGAGTTTTTCTTTGTCAATCATCACTTATCTCCAAACAGTGCAGCCACCAGCGGATCGCGCCGTGGCTTTAACCTCTTACCTCTTTCCCTTGCCAAGCGGAAAGCCTTATCGTCCAGCGTCTCGCGCTCTCTGAATCTACGCAACCTCTCCATAGGTGTCAGTGGTGGAGGTTTGACGGCATCAGTGCCAATCCCATAGCGGTACACCGCCACCAGCACTCTGCCCGATCTGCGCCACTCTTGTATGTGGACAGTGCCAGCGAGTCGCAGACGGTTGATCATCTGCTGCGCTGACCTCTCGGTGCAGTACACCTTGGCCGCCAGCTCTGGCGCTGTGCAGGCTGTGCGCTGAAGCAGATCAATAACTCGCGGGAGTCTTGCGGATTTCAAGTATTGCGTTCCTTGAGTTTGTCTTCTGCCCACCACACTGCTGACTGCCATGCCTGTTCAGCCACCCAAGATTCTTTGCAGCCCTGTGCAATCTCCTCATCAGTCAGCCCCACCCATGTGCGCTGTGCCAAGGCTTCTCTTTCCTTGGCGGCTACAAGTTTGGCAAAGGTTTCAATTTCTTCTGCATACATAAGCCAAATCTTATTTTCGTCAGGTGAAGCACCTGCCTGTATAGCCATCTCAATGATTTCATCTTGTGTCATTGCTTTTTCCTTTTCTCTGCACTCTCAATCAAATACTTTCGCAGCCACAGGCCGCCACCCAGTTTGCGCCATTCTTTGAATTGCTCCTGCGTCAACCGCGCCCCTATGATTTTGGGGTTGGTGGTTAACTCTGTCTTTGGGCGTGCCATCTATTTGTCCTCGGTCTGGTCTAGCAAAAATTTGATGACGCAAAAGATCACCAGTAGCGTGATGGTGATGGAGAGCACCGCCACCAGCAAGAAGTTAATTATGGTTTCCATACGCGCAGCACCTTGGATTTGTGGATGGGTTCGTCAACCGCTGGCGCATTGCCAAAGCGTGGTGTCCAGCCGTATCTGCGCCAAATCGCCTGCACATCAGCACCGCGAGTCGGCGTGAATGCAGCGTCAAACACATGAACAGTTGGCCATGTGATCTTTGTACCGTGTGGGGGTGTCCAGTTGAGCTTTCTCATTTTTGTGTGGCCAGCAATTCCATCTCGACATCTTTCACGCGGTCACGCAGTATGCTGACCTCATGCTCCAGCTCGGTGATCTTGCGCTGCATTCTTTCGCGTGTCATGTTCTCCGCGTGCGCCCATCCGATCAGTGTGCCCTCGGTGACTGCCATACGCGCAAACTTAGCGTATTCATCGCGGGTGAGAAATCCACCACCCACTTCCATGGGTGGCGTGAACTTATTGACAGCGCGGTCAATTTCCATTTGCATGGTCTGTGACATTGTTTTCTCCTTTGGGTTGTGTGTTCCAGGCTTGCACCAACAAAGTTGCGTTATAGGGGATGCGTGTCACGGTGGACAAGAATAAGCCCTTACCGCGCTGTTTACGCCCCCAAGCATCCATGGCATTGGTGTTCTTCAATTCATTGCGCTTGACAGCGGCATAGACCGCGTTGGGCTTGAATCCTGCCTCTACCAACTCGGACATGGTCCGAGGTTCTTGGCAGTAGTCTTGCAGCTCGGTCACGCTTCCCTCGCTTTCATCATTGCGTCTGCCATCTCGTAAGCGCAATCAGCGGTAAGTCCAACCGTGCAACTGCTGGTGTGCTGTTGGTTTGAGCAATATCCCTGCATAGCCTTTGCCGCAAAGTAGTCACGAAGGCTCATGCCTGTTACATGCAAACCAAGAGTCTGTGCCCCGTGGTTGTGAAGCGGAAATGCTGGTGGGTTGTTCATGATGACCACCATGCGACAAGCAGTGCGGCCAAGCCTACGCCAATGACTAGGCACAGCAAGTAGTCAAAGGCAGCCTCGGCGCGTTTGCCGAGTTTGCGGTGGTTCTCCACCGTGAATGCGTGTTGTGTGTGGTTCATAAAAGCCTTTCAAGTTGTTGACAAGTAAATCATATCAGTATTTGCATATCTGTCAAATCACCTACAAGTTAGTCAGGTATTACATCACTTACAATGTCTCTGCGCGTTTCTGCTTTCGCGCAGTTGCCTTTGGGGGATCGGTTCGCTGATCCCCTTTTTTCCCTGTACACTTGACCATCTTCACAAAACATGGTTAACATCATACACATGAAAGTATCTCAACAAGCAATACACGACATCAAGCACAAGATCGAGTCAGCCGGTTATCGGATGTCGGACTTGTGCCGAGTCGCAGAGATTGATCAGGCACAGCTCTCGCGCTGGGTTAACGGTCAGACAGAGCCACTTTACAGCACCGTCATACGCTTGGAAGAAGCCGCCAATGCGTTGATCTCAGCTCGTTTGCAAGTGCTCAACAAGGCCATGGAGGATGCCGTCAAATGATTCACTATCACGGCTTACCGATCACGCCAGCAACCGTTGCAAATTACGCAATTCAAGCCGGTCATGCTTTTGTCTCTTATGCCCATCCAGATCAACTATCCACCGCCATTGAGGTTGCACAGTCTTTTGCAATTGACAATGGTGCATTTAGCGCATGGAAATCTGGAAAGCCTGTCACCGATTGGCAGCCTTTTTACGATTGGGCGCTGAATTTAAAGAAAGTCCCATCATGCGATTTTGCTGTGCTGCCTGATGTCATTGATGGCACTGAGAATGACAATGATGCCTTGTTGCGTGACAACCCATTGCCGTTATGGTTTGGCGCACCAGTCTGGCATATGCACGAATCTCTTGAGAGACTTGATCAATTAGCGAACACATATGTTCGTGTCTGCATTGGAAGTTCAGGCGAATATTCAACTATTGGAACTTCTAAATGGTGGTCAAAAATTGGTCAGGCTATGAGGGTTATATGTGACGATCAAGGCC